CGGATGGATCCTGTCGCAGACCGGACGTGCTGATGTCTGGGTCAGCACTTTCTCTACGTCGGATGCTTTCTGCTCCGACTTCCTCAATCTGAGGAAGAAAGGTCTCATTGGGAAAGCGTCACTTGTGGCTGACCTGAAAGCTTTGAGAAAGACAATACAACTGGCCAAGCTGATGAGCAGCTGCTTCGATAATGTCTATCTTGCGCAGAATCACTCGAAGATAGTTCTCGTACAAAATGAACGTTGGACGGTATCCGTCATATCTTCGCAGAACCAGACTTATGGCGACCGTGCTGAGTGTACCATGGTAACAACATCACAGCAGGCTTTCCTGGATCTCTATACGGGACTTGACAATATCATTAAGAAATCAGTTGACCTCAATGGATTATTCGAAAGAGTTGCTTCAAAAGATAGAAGAAGAGGCGAGGCGCATGATGACTCCGGCGGAGATTTCCGCCCTTTTGGGTATTGATGAGTCGGAATTTATCGATGACATCAATACCTTGGGGCATCCAGTTCGTATCGCTTTCTTCCACGGCGTGGCCGTTACTGCCAGAGAGATACGTGAGGACATCCGCGACGCGGCACGCGCCGGGTCTCCATTCTCAGTCTCCGAGTGTCTGAGCCTGATGGAACGGCAGCTCTCTTCTGTGACAATGATATAGACATGAGCTTACCAATCAATATAGATGAATATTCCAGGCTCGTTGTCCTCGACGACAACGAGCTGCAGCAACAGAATGTGGCCGTTTCCGTCCGGGAACGGCTGCAGCGGCTTCGTGGCATCTACGTCTACTGGCTGCAGTTCCCGTCGAAGTTCGACAAGGAGATTGTGGATTACGACATGAAGAAGTTTAAGGTGGGCCGGGCTCAAGCATACGACGACCTGCACCTCACCCAGATTCTCATGGGCAATCTGCAACAGGCTTCCAAGGAGTTCATGCGGTGGAAGATCAACCGAGACCTTGAAGAGGATCTGAGGATGGCCAGACAGCGTAGCGACCTGCGCGCGGTGGCTTCGATAGAGAAGAACCGCATCATGAACAACCGCACTGACAAGGATGATGAGCCGGAACTGGAGTTTGACAAAATTGTGCCGCAACAGTTCGAGATGACCGATGACCCGACGGCCATCGGCATACAAAAGGTTCCCGGCCTGCGCGACCGCATTAGGAAGTTGGAGAAGAAATATGGCGACACGAAGATTGAGGATGCCGAATATGAGGAGATAAAGGAAGAGCACGATGGAAACGGAACAGGTACATAGGGAGTATTTCAACGACCCGCAGCTCTACTCTCTTGCCATGAACACGCGCGACGAGGTGATTGTCGCCGGGCGTGGTATGGGCAAGGGAGCCATACAGGCGGGGCGTCTGATGACGTGTTTTCAGGGAATGCCCGGGAGTATGGGCGGATTTGTGTCGCCGTCGGTCAAGCGGTGCCTGACCAACATCCTGCCCTCTATGCTCATCCACCTTGAGCAATGGGGATTCAAGCGCGACCTTCACTATGTCGTCGGCAAACGCCCATGGAAGGCCCTGCACTGGAAATCGCCCATCTTCACGCCCGCCAACTGGGAGAATACCATCTCGTTTTACAATGGCTCGGTGTGCAACATCATCTCCCAGGACCGTAGCGGCACGAGTAACTCGATGTCGCTCGACTACATCATCATCGACGAGGCGAAGTTCATCAACTTTGAGCAGCTGAAGGATGAGACATTCCAGGCCAACCGAGGCAACGAGCAGTACTTCCGCAACTTCCCGTTGCATCACGGCATGACCATCACGTCGGATATGCCGGTGACGAAGAAAGGCTCCTGGTTTCTCTCCTACAAGGACGACATGGACAAGGAACTCGTGGAAGTCATCGAGGGACTGGTATATGCCAAGTGGCGCGCCAGGCGACAGCAGAGGGCGATGCCTTCCCAGCGCGAGGCGCTGCAGAGTAAGATAGACCGCATCGACGCAAAGCTCAGCTTTCTGCGGTCGAAGTGCCTTCTCTATAAGGAATACACATCCATCCAGAACCTCGCGCTGCTTGGCGAGGAGTTCATCCGCCGTGCCAAGCGCGACCTCCCACCGCTGACCTTCGCCACATCGATCATGTGCATCCGCATCGAGATTAGTACGGACGGCTTCTATGGTGGCATGCGTGAGGACGTAAACCTTTACACAGCGCCTAATGAGGATGTGCTGAACCTCGAGAACCTGGATAATGGTACGATAGCCAACGACTGTCGGCAGGACAGCGACCTCGATGCTCAGCTGCCGCTTATAGTCGCATTCGATGCCAACGCGAACATCAACTGGATGGTGGTCGGCCAGGTGGGACGCGACGGTAAGCTCAGGGTGCTGAAGTCCTTCTTCGTGAAATACGAGCGGAAGATTCCCGAGCTGCTCGATGACTTCAACGACTACTATCGCTATCACCGTCGTCATCAGGTGGTGTTCTACTACGATGCCACCTTCGTGGGCAACAGCTATGGCACCCATTCCGAGGCTTTCTATCGAATGATCATCACCGGCCTGAGGAAGAAAGAGTGGTCTGTGAAACCTAAGTATATTGGTAAGCCGATGAACCACATTCTGAAGAATGACCTTATCAACCGAATGTTTCGCGGCCGTGCCCGTCACGTCGTGCTCATCAACAGGGACAATAATCCTGACCTGCTCATCTCCATCACCTCGGCAGGCGTGAAGAACGGGCAGAAAGACAAGAGTGGTGAGAAACTCGCGGAGACAGAGGAAGACAAATTAGAGAGCCGTACCGACGGCTCCGATGCGTTTGACACGCTGTGCATCGGGGTAGAGAGGTTCCCAGTCATGCAGTATCGCAGTGTGTCCACCAATACATATTCTAAATAGGTCTTGGGATATAGAAAAGCCCCGACACGGCTCAGTGTCGGGGCTTGGTGTGATTAAAAGAAAGGGCTAAAGTGAAACGCCCAGTGAGCCTAATTTCTGCGACATGTCAACAAGGGCGTGCTTGAACATGCCACGCTCTTCATCAGTGAATGTGGCAACCTTGCCATTTACGACATTGCCATTAATCTTGTGCGCAAGCCATGAACGTGACTTGCCGAAATAAGTCTTGGCAATGTAAGCCATTGAAATCATTTTAGTCACCTCCCCCATCTTCTCTGCGATGGTGAGGTCGTTCACCTCCTTGGCTGTAGAGTGGATAAGACTTTCCAGTGCCTCGGTGAATGCCTTGGGATCTTGATTCTTCAACGTCTCCATCTCCTTGGCCACGGCTTCTTTCTCCTCTTTAGTCTTGGCCATCCGGTTTCTTTCTGCGAGCAGCTTTATTTGTTCTTTCATCTTCATTCTATTTGTTTAGAAGGTTTGCCTCCTTTGCAGGAGGCTCGCCTTAATCGTTTTTAATCTTGTCTTCAAGTTCGTCGATTTCCTTTTGTGCTATCTTCTGAAAGTGATTGGGGAACTTCTTCCAATACTCTAAAAAGAACAGCAGGTCATCTTCTTTTTCCTTAAGTTCCTTTGATTTTCGTTTCTTCTTCATTACGTCCTTTCTTTTTAATCACACTGCAAAGATAATAAACTTTTGTTGATTATGCAAATATTTGGGAAAGTATTTTCAACAAATGTTTATTTTCATTGCTCTTAAAGCGCTGAACCGATGATGCTCATCCGTCCGGTGCATACCGCGGATGGGCAATTGCCACACCCCTTGCAGCGACAAAAGGCTAATTGCCTACGTTGCGGAAATAAAAGGTCTTTACATATACCGCTGCATCAAGGGGAGGCAATTGCCAAGGCCGCTTAGGGCGGTGAGGGCTGCTAAAGCAGGCAGCGGCGGCAGAGCCGCCACGCAAACCGCCAAATCGTTGATATTGGGCGGTTTGCGTTTTTTGGTAGTGGAAAACTCGCGCAAAATCACCCAAATTGCCGTCTTGAAACGGTAACTTGGACCCCCTTTTGCGCGAAAAACGCCCACTTGCCAAGGTGTTGACATCGTTTTAGTGGGCAGAGCGGTCAAATCCTGCATTTCGCCTTGGGGGCGGAATGACAGGATTTGGGAATGTCTTATTTCTTTACAAGGAATGGATGACAACGGGGACTCTTGAACCAACCTCTGCCGTGTATTTTCTGCAATACATTATATCAACTACCTTTGCTTAAAAAGAAACTATTATGGCTAAGACACCCATGCAGACACAAGTGCTGGAAAAGCTTCGAACCCTGTACGAGGGCATACGCGACGAACGCGGTACGCACGCCAACACCGCCACGAGGATAGGCAACGCCTTCCTCGCTCTGCTGTCGTACCTTGCCGGAGCGCCGTTCTTGCGCAAGGACCAGGACGACTCCACCCCCCACAAGCTCACCATGGGCGCGGCCGAGGTGAGGGGCGACGCGTCCATCAAGGGCGACACCATCGTGGGCAAGGAGGGATTCGCCGGGGGACTGACAGGCTTCGGCACCAGACTGGGCAAGGACGGCATGATAGAGGCCGACGGCCTTTCCCTACGGCGTTTCCTGGAAGTCCCCGAACTGCGATACAACCGTGTGGAGGTGTACGTCGGCAACCAATGGCGCGCACCGGGAGCCGGAATCATCGAGAGCGTGACGCCGGACACGAACAGCGACGGGACAGAATCCGCTACGGGCGAAATCAAGCTGAAACTCGAGGAGGGCGAGATCGGCAAGGTGGCCGTGGACGATATATGCATGGGGATCTTCCACGACTACGAGAACAAGAACAACGCGACAACGGACAGCGACGACGGCAAGGGCGGATTCAGGTTCTCGGGTTTTTACACCTGCTACTTCAAGATCACGGCCATCACGGAGACGGGGCACAACTCGGCCTTCAAATACGAGCTTCGGAAGTATGCCGACGGAAGCCACAGCAGACACCCATCGGTGGCGATGCACTTCGTCTGCTACGGCAACTTTACGAACTCGAGCCGGCAGACCTGCCGGTACTCGGCTCTGACCTATGAGCGGTATCTGGCCAAGGTGAACGACTGGACGTTCGGGAAAAACAACATCCGGGCGCAATTCGGCGACCTCAGTAACCTCTCGATGTTCGGGCTGAACATGAGCGGCTACTCAGCATATATCAACAACGTATATCTTGACGGCCACCTGGTGCAATTGGGAGAAGGCGGCATCGACGGCATCACTCCCTACACCTACTCGGTGGACAACATTGCCGACACGGTGCCGGTGAACGCCTCTGGCGATCTGAAACAGCCCTTGGTGAGCACTGAGAGCGACGGCAGCCGTGAATGGCTGCTTCACTGCTCCATCACCGTGAGGAAGGGGCAGACGCTGCTGATCTGCGCAGAGACGAGCGGCGGGAACATGTCGGGGAAATATGCGCTGACGATGGTCTGCGACGGCTGCACGGCCCACTTCGACCACTCGACGCTGTTGGTGGACACCGTGGACTACAAGAACCGGAAGACGGCCTCGGTGGAGGTGACGATAGACTGCGAGGGGCGCGCCGCCCTGACGATGCAGTTCACGATAAAGGTCGTCGCCGACGGGCAGAAGGGCGACAGCGGCACCGAGCACGGCTATGACCACTCCTACGGCATCAGCGCCAAGCTGAGCACCGCCACGCCGACGACGGCCCCGGAGGACGTGACGAGCTGGAGCCCGAGCCCCCTGGTGACAACGAGCGGCAAGCCCTACCTGTGGCTGCGCGAGACGGCATGGAGCCGAGCAGCCGGAGGCGTAAAGGTGACGGGGCAGCCCACCTACGTGAGGCTGACGGGACAGACGGGCAAGGACGGCGTGCCCGGCAAGGACGGCAACAGCTGGCGGATGAGAGGAAGGGCCGAAGCCTGGTATAAGACCAAGACGGCCTTTGAGGCAGACCCGAGGGACTGGGCGAACGGACAGGTGGTGCTGATCGACCAATACGGTGACGACGTACACGTGGCCTTCATGCTCCAGGGCAAGACAGCCCTCAGCCGCGGCGTGTGGACGGGGACGAACTCGGAAGTGGGCGACGCCTACAGCATCGGGAAGCATATCTACATGGCCATGGACGACCGGTGGCTGGATGTCGGCGATTTTGCCGGCGAGCAAGGCAGGCAGGGCGATCCCGGCACGAACGGGCGCACGGTGAGGATCTACAAGACGCTTGTGGA